ACACTCATCGCCGGGTCAACCAGTTGTGCTGCCAGACGTTGACCGGCTGCATCAACCTCTTCAAACTTCAACATCCCACGTGGAGTGTCGTAGTCGTATTTACCAGAGCGACGAAGCCTGTCTTTTACTTCACCGACAAGACCACGACGAGGCATTTGATCTGCCTGCAGTCCGTATTTCAGGGCTGAGTCAGACACAATACTACCCAATCTACCATGCGTGCCATCAATGTTACGTTCAATACGAACAACATCCACAGCAGCACCGGCTACATCGTAGTTGTCAACAGAGCGTAGACCTTCTTCAGTGTAGTCATATAGGTCGTGTACTCCCAGTTGAGGACCGTCAAAGTCTACATTTTGGCTAAAATTATATGCACCAAGGTTGTCTAGGTCATACTCACGGTTCATTGCAGAACTAAGCATGGCATCTCCGGGTGTATCCGAAGGTGGCATACGGGTCTCTGCAAAGAACTCTTTAGCAGTTTCGTTACGAGGGATCGGACCTCTAGCAGCAGCACGGAATTGTGAACGGTTACGTAGAAACGCACCGAGTCCAATAGCCATGTCAGCAAACACACCGATACCGATGCCTTCGTTACGGTTCTTTGACCGTTTGATTTCTGTGCTATCACCATCTTGGGTTGCCCAGTCAGGCGGGAAAATACCAAACAGGTTTTCGTTTTCAGGTGTTTCTAAGAAGTCACGAATAGCACGTTGTGCGTTGTCGTCTCGTTCTTGTGGCAGAGCAATCTCGTCTACAAGTGCACCAGAACCAGCAGCAATACCAGTCTTAGAGAACCATTGTACAAACTTTTCGTTGCCTAACCGCCAGTTTACACGGCTGTGAGCAGCAGAACCAATGCTATTACCAGCACCAGTCAGCAGAATCGTAGGCAAAATAACCTCAGAAACATCTGCTACAGCGTTAGCAGCCTGGTTTTCAAACTCCATTCTAGGTAGATTAACACCAGGAACTTTGTTTACAAGGTCAATACCAAAGTTAATAAGACCTGCACCAGGGGCAGCTAGTTTTTCTGTAACCCCAGTAAAGTGCTGACCCAGAGGCGTGCCAAAGTAATGGAGACCACCACCGGATGCACGCCTTTGTGCTTCTACTGTGTAAAAAGGTTTACCGTTGCGAAACTCAAAGTCAGGATTGTTACGAAACTCAGCGTATGGATCTTCCTCTACAGGTTGTTCTGTAGGCTGTGCTACATCAGTAGGGATAGAAATGTCAATAGTTTGTGGAGCAGCTTCACCCGTGGGTGCCTGCTCCTCAGTCATGGCTTCTTCGACGGGGGCTTCGACCTCTCCTTGGAGAGTGTCGGAGAGTTCCAGTTGGAAATCGTCGTCGATAAAAGGCTGACCACCAGAATAAGTCATAGTTTAAGGGATGACGGAGTTAATTTTTTTGATGTCAGCAGGTGTGATCGGACGCAACAAACCTCCAACGTGAAGATGTGCTTCGTGGTTAGGATCACCGTCGCCAGGTCCGATGACCTCTTTGAATAAATCTAAGCTACGTACAACTTCTTTCAGTTCACGAATCTTTGCAATATCTTGTTCTCTGTTGAAACCTTGTGTTTCACGATTGATGATAACGTCAAAGGCTTCGTTGTATTTGTGATAGCTGTTACCGGCATGGACAGGAGCAACCCCACCGTACAAAGCGTGCTCGCTTACGGTAAAGCCCTCAGTCTTAAATGCCTCAGCTACCTCAACATAAGAACGTTCGTTACCTTCGTAGGTAAGTGCACCAGTAAAGGATTTATCTCCACTAGGTGTTTGTGACAAAGCAGCTTGGATACCAGGCCGTTTTAGCTCAGGGGAGCTTAGTGCTTCAGGGCTACCATACTTGGCAGCCATAGCTAAAAAGGATTTACGATCAACCCCCAAGTTGCTAGTAAAATAATCGACTTTTTCATTAAATGATTTGCCAGTTAGTTGTTCAGCGATTGCTGAGTAATCTGGTACACTACCAGGAGCAAGGTCATGAAGAGTAGCCAAGAAAGGACGTGTCTCTTCAGCCTGCTCAGAAATCGCAGCACCATCAGGTACTACAAAAGGAATAATGTCTTCACCAGCAGACCAAGCTTCGACAAGCTGACGGTTACGGATCATAGGAGCACCGTCACCATACATACGTGCAAGAGCTTGTGTCTCTGGGCTAGCGGATTGAACCACAGCCAACGAACCCGGTTCACCCAACGGAGACAATCCGTAAGCTTCACGAACCATGTTTTCAATTTGGATAGCGTTAGCGTTGGGAAACTGTCTACCCAGATAGGATGTTTGTGGCAGTGGTTGCCAGTTAGGTCTGTTAAAGTTTTCACCGTTAGCTGTTACAGCTTCTTCGGTAATACCAAGAGCGCCTAGTGTTTCTGGATTAGATAGAATCTGACTATGTGTTTTGCCTGATTTAATTTGATCAGTATAGCTTCTTACAAAGTTAAGCTGATTATCAAGCGGTGCACCTTCTTCGCCTACAAACGCACGTGTATATCCAGATTTTGCAGGATCAAAATAAAGCCTAGAGGATTCGTCTTGACGCTGTTGGCTGTAATAAACACGTGTGTCTTCAATAGACGCATCATATGCAGCTTGCAGTGCATCCTTGTCAGAAGGATCAATAGCAGCAATCCGTTCTTGGAAACGTTGTTGTTGGTATTGTTTTAGAGTAGACTCAACACGTGCAGCACCTGGTACAGTAGAAGTGCCATAAATGCTCCACTTAGCTTGAGCGGACATCATGCTCTTGATCTCTTTGTCAGCGCCCTGTAGACCACCGCTAGAGACGTTAAAGTCTTCCAACTGTTTCAGCAGCTGAACCCTGTTTAGCTTCTCTTGCACAGTCAAACCAGGAGCACTCATGACGTCCTGAACGGTAGCAGCATTCTTAGAGATCAACATATCAATGTATTCTTTGTTCTCTGCCTTTGCTGCGGCGTCCATACTGAAGTGAGCAAGCATGTTGTCAAGCTCGGTGCTCTTTACCTTGAACTGGCTAAAGATGTCACGTTGCGCCTGTTGGATCTCTTCAGTAGTAGCATCAGGGTTTTCTTCAATAAACTGAATAGCTGCGGCAGTAGCGCCGTTCTTACGTTGTTTAGTAATTGCAGTAAATGCTTTGTTCTCTTCGTCACGGATCGCAGAACGAATCATACCGAAACGAGTCTTCCAACGATCACCAACACGTTTGTTGGTGTCAGGGTCAATGGCATCTTCTACCATCTTTAGGTCAGCCATGCTGAACCGACCAGCCTTTACAAGGTCAGGTAGAATCTTTTCGATCTCATCCCAAGCACCAGCATTACCTAAAATCTTACCATCCTTTTGTGTCGTGGCAAACTCTTTGTGTAGTTGCAGGATGTTCTTGTTTACAATAAAGCTTTCCAGTGCATCTTGCTGACGCAAGGCTGACACAGAGTTGGCTTGGTTTGTGGACAGGGTTTTCCACTGCTGTGCAAACGCTGTCTTGACAGGCTTGAACCCATGCTTCATAAAGAAGTCACGGTTGTAAGAGTTAAAACCTAGGTCGTTATAAACCTTTTGCCTTGCCCATTGATGAGCATGTTTGATCTGGGCGATGTTGTTGTCAGCTACAGCAGATGCAGGGGTAAAGGTCATACCACCAGCTTCTAGCTGAGTTTCGTTATCAGCCATCAGCTTTTGCAGCATAGGCGTAACTAGCTGCACTTGGCTGCTAAGACGGTTCTGTGCTTGACGCCATTGATACCAGCCAGAAGATTGCTTGACTTCGTCAGCAGCTTCAAAGCTTGCACCGCCTTGCAGGGCTTGATCAGCAACACCAAGGCTTGCGTTGTGACCAGCACTAATCTCTGCTACGGACTGGTCAAAGCCAGGTGATAGCTGTGGATTAGCGTTGTCACCAAAGTAATAGTCAAAGTCAGCTTGATTGATGTCACGTTGTTTCTGTTCTTCTAGTTGGGTTTTGTACAAGTTACCCAGCGTAGATGAAAGATTCTCAAACGCTTTTACTTGGTTTTGAATTGCGCTAGTTCTGTAGCGCGTTTCGTTGTTTAGATTAGTAGTCTCTTGGGCAAACCGTTGCTGTTCACCCTGTTTAATCCGTTGGATATTTTGTAGGAATGAACTGCTCATTACGGAAATAGAACGTTTGGATCGTTATTAAGATAAGTAACTGGGTCAGTAAGTTTAGTAGTAGCTGCGTTGACACCGCCACCACCAGCCATACTCGTAGGTGCTTTCAGTGATTTGCCCATCATAGCTCCGCCTGCAATGCCTGACGCAAGGTTCATAGCAAACGAACCAAGCTCAGCATCGTAGTCAAACTCCGGTGCAAGCGGCTCAAAGCCAGCAACAGGTGCCATAGCAACTTTGCCGTACTCTGTGCCAAGCTTGTTAAGAGTCTGTGCATAAGCAAACTCAGAGCCTGCTTGGATAGCTTCGGTTCTTTCGGTAAGCTGTGCTACCTGTGAAGCACGAGCTAATCCTACAGCACGCAATGGTTGTGCAGCAAGACGAGCACCAGTCACACCAGTCAAAGGACCAGCATAAGCTTTTTGAGCTAATGCAACCAAAGCCTTTTCTTGACTTCTTAGGTCTGCTTTTTCTAGTTGATTGATACGTTTCTGGTCACCAATGTATTTACCAATAAATTGTTGGAATACAATGTCACTATTACGTGAATAATCAATCTTTTCATTTTCGTACCTAGCATAATCGATAGCTAGGTTATTTACATAATTTGTTTTACGGTTTTCGTAGTCATCCGCCAAAGCTTCGTTTCTGGCATTCTTCTGGGACATCTTGCCCATCTGACCTGCCACCGCTTGAGCACCACCTAAAACCGCAAATCCAACTACGGGATCACACACGGCAAAACTCTATAAAGGATAAGTTGTTAGGACCATGCTTGAGTTCCCTCAAGAATTTGAATCCTAGAAATTTAAGAAGCTTAAGGTGGGTGCGGTTACGTTTGTCCGCAATGTTCCATAGCAGCTTCTCTGGTCTGTTGTCTACAAAGTGTTTAGCACCCCGTGCAAACCATACAGGGTTTTGATGGATGTATTTAGTGCATAGCATCCAAATACGGCCACCTTCTGTTAGTCCAGCCGCTCCCATAATTTTGTTGTCAGGAGTGGTGAAGTAATAAGATTCCCCGATGTGGGCTGCCAGAGGCAGGACTAGAAACGGTTCGTTTCCATGACCTTCAACGATCTCGTTCCTGTCGTCTGGCAGTAGGTCTGTAGCAACAGTCAAAGCAGCTTCTACAGTAAGTGGATGGATGTGGTCTGTGTAATTAGGCACGTCGGTAGAACTTAGGAGCGTAGTCACCCTCCCATGTCATTGAGTGCAGAGCCACAGGTGTTGGGTGAGTAGATTTAAGGCTAATGTCTATGTTAGTATTCTTTTCGTAACAAGGTACAGTAAAGATCTCCTCACCATCAATGTTAAAACGGCTAGCAAGCATGGTGTTAGCAATGTTGCTAGTAAACTTAGAGGTGTAATCTGTTTTACCAGGACGCTCTAACGTCACATCAATGGTACCTACATCACCAAAATTAAACTTAGTACGATGAATGATAAGTGAAGATGATGTATCAGATCTGATTTTATCACCAACAGCACGTACAGAGTAGATTGTTGGCAGTTTGACTAGCCACTCATACTCGTAACCAATCACAAGTTTGCTTGAAGTCCAGTCACCAGTCAGCTCTACTGTAGATCCGTTTAGTGTTGGCTTATCAGATAGACCTGCATTGTTACCGTTAGCCATAACAATGACTACAAGATCCCGCGAACTGTTCATACCAGTAGGCAAAGTAAATGTAGTTTTGTTAGTGCTAGCCGTATAGGTCATAGAGCTAGTAGCGATCTCTTTGTGACAGTCGCTGTACACACGGAATCCCTCAGCGGATTCGATTGTATCAGTGTCTACTTTAACATCAATAGTTTCTAACGTATAGTTATTACCATTTTTGGTTACAAATGTATAAGCATCCTCAAGCAAACAGTGGTAAACAAGATTACCTGACAAGGTCCACTTAAACCAAGCTGACTGGATACGCTTATCTGTTGTGTTGTAGTAGCTGTAACCCCATACTTCGTTAGACCCTTCCGAGCCGAACAGCACCAGATTGTTCTCTTTAGATGGTGCAACCATACTAATATCAGCAGGCAGCAGCTTAGAGATAAGCTTGCTTTGCTCCAGGACAGTAGGCTCCCCTTCACGTCTAGCATCAGCCATCTCAAAGAATCGAGAGTTAGAGCCAGCGTTGTTCAAGAACCCAACAGTAGTACCTAAGGTAACAGGGTTAGTTTTAGAGTCAAAGTTGTAAGACGCTAGGTTATTGACCTTAGCTGTCTCTGGTCCGAACGCATCAGAGTCAGTCGTCAGCATAAACTGCTGGTTAGAGCTAAACAAGATTAGACCAGTGTTTGTCTCGATGCCATCAAACAATACGTGTGGATAGGTCGAGCTAGCTTGAATGTCAACTGGGTCAACCGGTGACACAGTCAACGCGGTCTTAGCAAAGAAGTTAAAGAAGTCGTTTTGACGAGAAACAATAACGTTCTCTTCGCTCAGCAGTACAAGCCTGTTACGGAAGAACAGGATCTTATTGATAGGTTGCCCAACAAACGAAGGGATAGGGTTAGTAATATCGTCACCAACCTGCCTGTCAATCCAGTCAATCTTACGTACAAGAAACCTACCGTTGGTATGTGTAGCACCGGGTAGTTCACGTTGGATCTTGATTGGCATTGTGTCTGGGTCAAAGCTGATCTCCAAATTAGGAGCTACAGTTTCTTCCCAAGCACCTACGCCAAACTGATCTCCAGATGCAGTTGGATCAAAATTATCACTGTTAAATTTCAAGAAATAGTCATCAGCATCTGATGCGCTGTTGACCACCTTAAGGATATATCCATTGCGGCAGGCTTTAGGCAGACGTGAAACGTCGTTGATCTCCTGGGTGACCACGCTCATGAGCTGATCTTCAGGAGTAGACACATTAAACGCAGAAGAACGCTTAAGGTGAATACCGTTACCAACAATGGTAGCAGTGATACCATGACCACTGATAGCGTCAATGGCAGCCTTTAGATCGCCAAGGATACCATCTGCAGTCACGCTTTCGTCAGCAGTAGATGCAGTAGGAGCAGGACGCACCCGTGCCAAGTTAGCACGTGCAGTTACAGTGACGTGTTTTGTAACTTCAACAACAGTACCTAGACCTTTTTCTGAGGTATGGCTGTGGGTGTCACCAGTTGTCCAGCCTTCACCACCGAACTGCAGCTTAGCATAAGTCTGGTAGGAGTCGTCATAGTTTGGATTGTTAGTGCCACCAGATTCAGGAATAGGAGTACAACGTACTTCCATTTCGTATCGAAGGTTTGTTTTACCAGAAGCAGAGGCGTTGACGATCTCACGGCCAGCAAGGCTACAAGCCCCATCATTGGTATAACCACTAGCACCAGATGTAGTTACATCTTCTCGTGCTGCAAGTGCTGTTGCACGGGTAAATGTAGTTGTAGTGTTGTTGGTGGGATCGTAGATGTCTAGTGCATATTGCTTACCATACGCAATTTGCTTTAGTTCGATGTAAGCTTCGTGTACTACTGCTGGTGACTTGTCTGATGCACCGCTTAACATAGCTACGTTACGAGGTGTAGTCGTGTTACCACGGTTACAAACAAACGTAGTTTCGTTGATAGTCAGTGGCTGGATTTCGTCAGCAGCAGAGTGCTCAAGATAATCAGCATGGTCATTGGTAGCCGACATGCCTGTGTAGTCAACCGGAATCTCTACACCATCGTTGGTTCTCCAGATCTTAACTTTACCATCTGTGGTGATCTGTCCAATGAAACCAGGGTGTTGATTGACTTCGTTAGTGTAGATATGAAACCACTTACCAGTAGAAGCGGTAAGCGGTGTGATAGCATCTACAAGGTAACTGCCTGGTCTTTTAAGACAACCACGCGAGATGTCAGGCACAGCGTTGACTAGGTTAGTAACCTGACCAGGCAGTTTAAGTTCATCAGGTTGTTCAGAAATACCTAAGATATAATTAGGTACACGTTGTGATAGTCCTGCCATTAGCGTCTAAGTGCGTGGAACGGTGAGTAAGAAGTGTAAACGGATTCGTCTGGGAAACCGAGCATAGAATGTTCAGCTTGGTTACAGTCGTATTCAACACAAATAGCCCGTGCCTGGGTCTCCTGCAGGGCTAGAAGGCGTACCAAATCAGGGTTACCTACCAACTGTGCAGCAGCACGTCCAGCCGCCTTGTAGACGATATAACGACGGAATGGTACAGGCAGTTCTTCAAAGGGGAACAGCCAGGTCACATCAAGGTACTGGTTTTCTGTGAATACATCGGTGTGTTTGACCTTGTCGTACAGTCGTCCGTTACGACGTACAAGGTTCATTGTTCTATTTTTATGGTCGTCGGTATTGTCTAACCGCAGGATGTTGCTAGGAATGTTAATGTAGCCATTGGTATCTTTAGCGAACTCATAGTTCAACTCAAGATTATACACCCATCCTTCTGATTGTACATCTACATTTGTTTCACGTAAGATGTTATAAATAAAAGAAGTTTCAGGATTGTCGTGATCCAGGTTTGTTACGGGAGACTGACCGATACTCCCCAAGATTGAATTAACTGCGGATAGTTCGGTATCGAGATCAACTGTTGTAGGAGTAGCCATATAGATAAAAAAAAGGGGACCCCGAAGGATCCCCAGTATAAGACAAAAATCAGAATGCAGCAGGTGCAGTAGCGGTTCCAGCGAACAGCTCAACAGCACAAGCAGGGTTCAGGTAGTCAGCACCCATGGCGAGACGACCCAAGATCACGTCACCCTGGTAGACCACGGAGACGTCACCCGAGGTGACTTGCACTTGAGGACCGATAGCCTCAACACAACCGGCGGCTTCCTTCTGGAAGATAAGACCGCAGGAGTTTGCGAATTCGGTTTCTTCACCGTACTCGTTGTTGATACCGGTAACGTCGTTAGCGGCGTCTTCAACAGCAGAAGACACGAAAGAACCGGTGTTACCAGGATCGGTAGTACCAGGGTTCGTGGCAGAGCCAGTACCAAACTTGGTACCGTACTGACTGAAGAACGGAATGTTCATGGACTTGAAGATCTTGATACCGGCAATTTCGACGATACCTTGACCCTTTTGACGTGCAGAACCCTGCTCGTCACGGTTAATCAGACCGTTATCACCGACCTGTTGGATCAGTGCATAGTACTGACGAGGGTTCAGAATGCCAACGCGGCCTTCCTGAGATACTCCCTTTTCGTCCATTGCAGCAGCAGCATCGTAGAATGCGTTAACCA